TGTAATCCTTCTATATCTTGATGTAAGTGCTTGAGGTGATTATTCTTTATTGAGGAAATTTCTCTTTTTAACCCTGTGATATATCCATATATGGATATTAAATGTTCACTGGTTGTTTTAGGATTTTTAGCCATATTATTTTTTCTTTGGGTCTACTATAAAATCAAACTGATTATATTTATCATAGTCTGATAATTCAAAAGCCTCTTTAACTCTTGTTGTTATAGCACCTGAAATTATACCAGGTATCTCAGATATAAGTGCAGGTTTTTTTAAACTTAAAGGTATATTTAATGCTTTTTTATATGAGTTTCTTATTTTGTAAAAGTTGTCTTTAATTTTATTTACTCTAGTATCTAACTCTTCTCTAGTGATTTGACCATCTCTAAATTTTCTAGCTTCAGTATTAATTTGCTGCTTCACACCTCTAACTTTTCTTTGAAACTCTAATCCTTTTACTGATCTTAATTTATCAATATCAACTTTTTTATATTTAAAACCAACTGCATTAAAGAATGCAACTAGTTCGCTTTCTTCTCCTCTAAATGGACTATCCTGTCCCTTCCTTGCTCTTTCAACTCTTTTTGTAGAGTATGATCCTGGAACAAAAGGAAAGTTTGGAATAATTCTTTGTCCAACTGCAGCAGCTCGTACTTTGATATCATCAAAATCTGACACACCCTGACCTGCTAATGCTTTTTTACCAAATAAATCAAAACCTACCATAGGGAATAAAACATCACCAGCTATACCAAAACTAGGTTGTAATGGTGCAGGAAGTCCTGGCATTAAATTACCAGATCCTAAATCTAATATATCACCACCTGGAACATATCTTGTTATATCCATATATGCACCACCTCTTTCATCACCTGCTAAAGGTAACTTAACATTTCTGTGTGGTAAAAATGGTAGTCCAAAAATTCTACCCTGTTTTTCTTTAACCATTGCAGCTCTTTCAGCTTTAGTATCCCCACCACCTAAAAGGGCACCACCATTATTTAACATATATCCTATAACAGCATACTTAGCATACTTCCAAGGTCTTACAAAAGCTGTTTCAGCAAGTATTGGAATAACTCTATAAGTGTAAGCTAAAAATGGAGTAGGATATTGTCTCATCCAATTAATAGCTGGAGCAGTTATATTATAATCAATAAAAGATTTTCTAGCATCCATAGCAGCATCAACAGCAGAATAACCTTTATCTAATCTATCCATAAATAATGCTAATCTAAAAACTTCATCTTCACGTCTGTACCAATCAGTTAAATTATCTAAACCCCCTTTTGATTTAATAAAAGGTCTAACAAAATTGGTATATATACCTTCAGCCACACCAGCACCCTGTGAAACTACATCTTTTTTAGGATCTACTTGATAAACTTTTGAAAATTTATCAACATTAACATTTCGCAATCTACCTAATTCTTGTGCAGCTTGACTAGCATTAAATACACCATGTATCTCTGCTAATTCAAGCACTCTTGATCTTTTACCTCTACCAGATTGCATAAAAGCATTTGCTGCTTTTGGTAGATAACTATAGCTACCATCTACTAAATCTAATAAAAGTAAATTACTAATTACATTATTAACGTGTACTGTTGGGTTCCATGCTGTCTTACTAACTTTCCATATTTGATTTAATTTTCTATACCCTTTACCTAAAGCAGTTTTTGGTCCAGCAGCTATTTCTTGCATTTGTTTTATATTAGAAAACACATCTTCTGGTACATATTTTCCTGCTAAATTTCCATATGTAGATTGTAAAGTATCTTGTTCTTTTGTAGTAGGAACTCTTACATACTTTAATTCTCTAGCTTCTGCAGCAGTTAATGTATCTTTTGTAAATGGCTCTTTAGATAGCCTATCATAAAAATCATATCTAGGTAAAGTCATTGACATAAGTCTACCTGTTTCTGCTATTGCAAAACCTGCATCTTCTATTTCACCCATACCTAAACGTTCTTGTTTAGTATATTGCCATCTTGCCTGAACTATAGGTTGATCTTTTGTTTTAGGGTCATTTGCTAATTTTTTTACTAACTCAGGTGTTGCCTTATCTGTTGTTGCATCACCATTCTCTTTTAATATTTTTCCAAATAACTGATATCCATCATGATTTGCAACAGCTTCTGCTCTTTCAGGTGTTACAAATCTATATGCTTTTATTTTACTATATTCATTAATCCATCTTTCAGGTGTTATTTTTTCTATAAAACCTCTTGCTTTTATTTCATCAGCTATTCTAGATATATCCTGCCCAGCATAAGCTCTTCTTAAATATTTTTCTACGTTTTGTCTAAATGTTTCTTCTGTAATTAAACCTAAGTCAACATATTTTTGTGATATACTAGTTATTAATTCTCTAGCCTCATCCCTCATTTCATTAAGAAATTTAGCAGGCACATCGTATTTAATATCGCCTTCTAACATATTATACAAAACTTTTCTTTCATCAGGAGTTAATTGAGTTATTTTACCTGCCATTTTCATAGCATCCATAACGATCATATTTTTTAAACCTTCAAAAGAATCTTGCTCTATCTGTTTAAAATTTTTTGGTAAATTATAACCATCTACAAATGCTCTTCCTAATAAACCAGCTATCGTTAAATCAGGATCATCTAACCATTTTTGTGTTACTGTTTTTGAGTTAGCAGAAATTGGTGCACTTATACTATCAGCTAATTTAAAAAATCCCCTACTTATATTTTTATTTCTAACAGCTAGCATACCACCAGCACCAGCTAAAAATCCATACATTGCTCTGCTAAATCTTTTAGCTACATCTGATTCAGCTTCAGGATCTAATGTAGTTGCACCTAAATCTTCAGTAGAAAATCCATATGCAGCACCAGCTACACCACCACCAATCTCTGGTCCAAATTTAGATGGAACAGCACCTGTAATTCTATCAAAAGCTGGCTTACCTATATATTTTGAATAACCATTTTGTATTCCTCTAAAAAATTCAAGAGGACCTCTTAATAAAAAATTTCTATTATTAGATAATTTTTCGCCAAAAGCCGTTGTAACACCTTCACCTATTTCTCTACCTTTAGGATTTAAAACTTGAATTGTTGGTGCATCTATAGTTACATCTTTATCTTTATATCTAACTTTATATGTATCTAAATTTTGACCTAACTCTGTATTTTTTGGATTATAAGAAATAATTTTACCTATTTCTCTGTTAGGACCTATTACTACATCCTCTCCTTCTTTAAGTATTCTAGGATCATCTTGTACTATTTTAGGTTCTGTTATAGTAGCTTCTCTTCTAATTCTAGCAACTCTATTTCCAGCACCTTTTACAACTTTACCTTTTTTTAAATTATCTTTTATACCAATTGTAATATCTTCTGCACCTGGTAATGGAGTATAGGCAAAATCTTTTTCAGGTAATTTTGAAACATCAGGTGTATCTCTGTCTATACCATAATCTTTTTTTAATTTTTTTAATTTTAAATACTGTGCAGTTTTTCCTACTACAGGAGATAAAACACCACCTGTAACTGCACCACCTATAGCTTGCTTAGTTCGTGAATTAAAAAAACTTTGATCATCAACATATCCAAAAGCACCTGCTAATCCACCCATTATAGCTCCAGACTTTGCCATTTGAAATAATCCTCTACCTCTTAATACAGGTATAAGCCACATAGCAGGATCTAAAATTAATCCACCAAAGTATGCAGCTCTTGCTAAGCCATCACCATCTTGTAATAAGTTTCTTATTCTTTGTTGATCTCTTGCCATATTTTGAAGATCGACACCAGCCATTTGTTTTACACCACGATAAGTATCTTTAAGTCCTAAAAAAAATGCTTCACCTAGACCTAGCTCATGATCTTTAGTTCTTTTGTATATTTCTTCTGCAGCAATACTTTTAGTTGAGTCACCTAATAAATCATCGAACATATTATATTTATTTGGTTCTCTTAATATAAGTTGCTTATCTGGACTATTTGAAATATCAAATGAATTTTTAACATTTGTATTTCTACTTGACTCACTTAACACATTGTCAAACAAGTTATAATTTGCCATTTTAATTATCCCCTATGGAATTAATGCCCCTTGTATATCAGCTCCTGCTTTAGGTGCGGGTCCTAATTCTTTTAATTTTTTTTGAGCTGCCTGTTTAACTCTATTTATTTCATTTTCTCTTTCTTGTTCAGTTAGAGTTGTGTTTCTTAATATCTTAGCTATGGCATTTGATACTGATATATTTATTTCATCAACTTTCATAGCATAATCTATTTCTGCAGTAGATTCCCCAAATCCAAAAGCTCCTGATCTATCTTCTTCAGTTACTGTTGGTGTAACAGTAAAATCAATTCCAGAATCTTTTACTCTCTTTTCACCTTCAGCTATAAGTTTTTTAGTTTTAGCATCTACTTTATCAACTGCAGATGGGTAATCAATACCTCGTAATGCAAATTGATTCTTAATATATCTTTCACTGTAGTAATCTTGTTCTGTACCTTTATATCCACCTATATCTACAGCATTTCGATAGTCTTCTGCAAATGTTGGAAATACTGTTGCAAAGGCTTTTTTATCTCTTAAAATTGCATCTTGTACATTTGAATTAAAATTTGATCTAAATTCATTTTTTAATTGTCTATCTTCAGTTTCTTTAATATCATATGGTCTTAGTCCTTTTTCAGCACCTGGTGCAGCAAATAAACTTTGGCCGCCTCCTGCTGTATCTATATCAGGAGTATCTACTTTAGTTGCCTCAGTTATTCTAGCCATAGCACCTGGCACATCACCAGGAGTTACTCTATCTCCAAATAACATACCTCTTATACCTTCTTTAGGTGCACTTGGTGATACAATTAAATCTCTTATGTTAGCCCTATCATTAAATAAATTATTAACTTTTGTTTTTCTATTTTCTAGTTGTGTTATTCTTAAATCTAATGGTGATGTTCCACCAAAACTATTTTTAAAATCTGTAGCAGCTTTTGTTGCTTCTGTGCCAACTCCTTGACTATCTGTATAAAGTTTATTAACTCTTGTTTTAAATGCTTCTTCAGTTGTTCCTGTTGTTTTTTTTAAATTATCTAAGTATCTTCTGATAGAATCTAAAGCTAATCTTTCATCACCACTATCTAAAAATCCCATGTTCTCAAATGCTTTTGTTGCACCTTCTCCAAAATTATTTCTTATACCAACTTTAACTTTTTCTATAGCTTTAATTTCTTTTTCAGCTTGTGGTATTTCTTCATCATATAATTTTTTTGAAACGTTATCTATAATATTACCTTTTAATGCATCAGATGCATCTTCATCAGATAAGTATTGTGTTATACCACCTGTTAAAAAGGGTACTAAAAAATCAGCCATTATTCTTCCTCACTTTTTGGAGCAGCCATTAATCCTTTTGGTTGCTCTTGTTTTTTTTCATCTACTACTTCTTCTATTCTTTCATTAACTTCTTTTAAACTTAACATACTTTTTATTGTTTCTTTGTTACTAAAATCTTCTAAAGATATGTTTAAATTTTTAACACCTGCTCTCATACCGATTGCAGCTATCATTTTCATTAATGGTTCTATTGTTAAAAATCCTACATCAGGAGTAAACTCACCTTCTGCAAATCCTGTAAATGTTAATATTCTTGCTAATGCTTCTACAGGAACTCCTGCTTCCATCATTAAAATTATTTCTTCTGCAACTTCAGGATCAGTTAATCTATTCCAAAATTTATCTAATGCTTCTTCAGGATCAACTGTTTTTGGTGGATGCTCCCAAGGATAATTGCCTGGAGTATCTGTTAAAGACTGTCCTGGTATTGGTGCATCAAATGGATCGTACTCTGGTTGTTTTATATTATCTTCTCTTATTATAGACATTATTTTCTTTTCCCTAAACTTGCATAATATTTTCTAATAGAAAACTCTCTCATTCTTCTATTCCATTCTGCAAGTTTTTGTTCATAACTTGTTTGTTGTGGTGCAGAAATTCTTCTTGCTGAACCTGGTGACATCATTCCGAGATTACCAACTTTTCCTGATAAATTAGTTTTATATTGTTTATAATTATTCATTGTTTTTAAATACTGATTATAAACTTTTATTCTATTTCCATAAGAACTTAACTCTTTTGTCCCACCTTTAACAGCATCTAATACTTTTTGACCAAAACTTTTGTTTCTAGGTGCTTTTTTAAACACACCATCCTCATAAGTTCCACCTGGATTGGGATCCATTGAATCTAGCTCTTCATCAGATTTAGATGTAAAAAAATCTGCAACTTTTTTAGATGCAGTATTAAATAAATCTTTTGTTTTGTTTATCATTTATACTCCTATGGGTTACCATATTTAGAAAATACAGACATACCAAACTGACCAAGCAATCCATAAAGAGCTTGTTTCTGTGCATTACTTTGTAAATCTAAACTTGTAGTTCTTTCTAGTGCAGCTATTGCTAAGTTGTGATTTCTATTAGCTTCATTTTGAGAAGAAGTATTTACCCAAGATGCTTCATCTCTCCATTGTTGCCATAAAGCAGATAGTGCATAATTACTTAAATTTAATAAATTTTCTGCGTTAGTTTGGTTAGCAGCATTTATAGCACCTGTATTAGCTGTATTTAACTGTCTTCTCCAAGTAACATTTGATTGATCAATTACTCTTTGATTTTCAACATTAAATCTTTGTCTTTGATCAGATAGTGTAGCATTAAATTGTGATATTGCAGCTTCTCTTTGTGCATTTGCATCAGCAACAGCTGTAGCATTTTTTGCGTTTAATGCTGAAACTTTATTTAATTCTGCTGAGTTAAACTGATTCATTGCATCAAGTCTTCTATTATTTTGTTCTTGTATTGTTGTATTTAAATTACTATAAAATTGATTGACTTGATTTTGACTAGTTGCATTAAATTGTTGTGCTGCATTTCTAGCTGCATTATCAGTTAATAATACTTGTTGTCTTGTTTGTAAATTTTGTAAATTAGCTTGCTGATTATTAGACAAGTTTGCCATATCCATTTGCAGATATGATTGTGCATTTACAACAGCAGCTTGTTGGTTGTTAGCTAAGTTTTGAAATATAACTTGTTTATATGTAGCAGCATCTTGTTGTGCTATTGGTATAGATGATCTTAATATACCTTCTGCTAATGCTTCAGCTAACATTGTAGAAGAACCTAATCCTCTAGCTTGCATAGTTGCTTTTGCAGCTTCAGCAGCTCCTCTAGCAAATGCAGGTAAAGGTGATCCTTGTGCTAATGATGTTTCTATATCACTAGATATACTTTCTAATTGACCTTGAACTGTTGCTCTAGGATCTAAACTAGCTAATGATTGTTGTGCTGCAGTCATAGGAGCTGATACACTTCCTTGTGCAGCTGTCATAGTTGCTGCAGTTCCAACGGTAGCTGGTGTTACTTGTGCTGCAGTGGCTGGTGTTACCGTAGATACAGCTGTAGGGGTTGCTCCCGTAGTTCCAGTTGCAGTTGGTGCTGTTGCGGCTGTTGTTTGTGCAGCTGCAGTGCCTGTTACACCTGGTGTAGATAAAAGTTCATTAGTTTGAACACTTTGTGCTGTTGGAGTTATTACTGTATTTTGAGGTAATGTTGGTTGATTTAATAAACTATCAATTAAACTTACAGCTTTTTTACTGCCAGTTTGTTGTGTTTGTCCTGGTGCTAATGCACCTGTTTGTAATGTCGTTGCCATTATCTACCTTGTCCTATATATTTTTTCATTGTCCTCTTTTTATGTTTATTTGGTTTTTTCGCATGTCTTCCAGGTCTTTTCTTTCGTGTTTTTTTGATGTATGTATTAACACCAAAGAGAGGTTTTTTTCTAGCCATTTAACTATGGTTTAGTTGGCCATGTAACGTTATCACATTTTTCAACAGTGTCTTTTCCTTCTGGCAAGTCTCTTAACTCTTGTCTATATGTTTCCATGTCAGATGACATAGTAACATCAGATAAAGCATAAAAGTCTGTTTCTGCTAAAAGCTGATTTCTTTTAGCTCTTAGGCTAGCCTGTGCTCTTGCTAAAGCACCATCAGCCCAAGCTGCTTCTTCAGCATCTCTAGCTGCTTCTTCTTCAGCAGTTAGTTGGATTGTTTCACCGTTGACTATTTTATATCTTGGCATGTTTGTTTTTCCTATTTATTGTTGTTGTTATTAACTTACTCCGTACATATCTATTGTACCTGAATCTATGTTTCCTGATTCCATAGCAAAATTTACAGCATCAATTGCACTAGTGGTGTTAAAATATCCTGCAGTAAAAATATTGTGAGGACCTACTGTACTGTCACCATATGTACTCATCTCACTAGTTACTGCAATAAAATGTTTAACAAAGGTTGTATTACTTGGGTCGGATAAATGTAAATATCCTGATAAAGATCCATCAGCATCATTACTTAGTAGTGCATTTAAGTATGTACCACCTGTGCCTTGTGCCATATCTCTTGAAGTATCATAACCAGATAATTCTCCACTACTACCATCTTCTTTGTGTCTTGCCCGATAAAGAGTTGTAGTTTTAGTTACATTATAATTACTACCACTATCTATACTTCCATTAAAAAGAAAACCTTGTAAATTTGTAGCTGGGTGAATATTATTAAAAATAAATATATATTCTTTATATGTGCTTGTAATTCCTGATGTAATGCTTAAACTTGCTGATGAACTAGCAGTTGATCTTGATATAAAAACTAAATTACCAAGTCCTGTTATGCTACCTACTGCTGTTGCATCTTTTACTGCTCTGTTATTTAATTTAACTATGCTCATTATGATTTACTCAATCCATACATTTTGATTACACCACTATCAATATTTCCACTAGACATCTTGAATTGAATAGCATCTATAGCCGAAGTAGTATTAAAATATCCTGCAACATATTGATTTCTTGATCTTACTGATGATGCTCTTGCAGAATTAGAACTAACTATAAAATGCTTTACATAAGTTGTAGAGCTAGGATTAAATAAATATAACTCACCACTTCCTGATTGGTCATTATCATTACCAATTAAACTTGCTAGTTCTTGAAAAGCAGTAGATTGTGCTAAATCTCTATCTGCTTCATAAGCGATTGAAGCTACATCATCAGCTTCTGAATGTGTTGCATAAAAATAAGTTGAAGTTTTCGTTACATTATAATTAGACCCAGTATCAACTGATCCATTAAAAACAAAATCAACATTCTGTGTAGCTGGATGAATATTAATAAACTTAAATAAATATGTATCATAAGTGCTATTAATACTTGAAGTAAAATTAGAAGAAGATACTCCTGATGAAATAGTATTTGTAGTAATTAAATTCATAGCACCGCTAGCTATACTATCTAAAGCAGTTACACTTGAAATTGAATTATTATTATATTTAACTAACGCCATATAATTTTATAACTCCACTATCTATGTTGCCTGATGTAAAACTAAATTGAACTGCATTAATAGCAGAAGTCGTATTTGCATAACCTCCAATGTAATTATCCATAGCAGCAGGATTATTTGTTACCCCAGGTGTTCTTGCAATAAAATGTTTTACAAATGTTGTATTACTTGGATCAAATAAATGTAAATAACCAGAAACACTTTCATCATTTCCTGTTCCAGAATATGAAGAAATAGGTAGTGTTCCTGTTCCTTGTGCTAGATCTTGACCAGTATCATAATCAACTTGTGCTGTACTATCATCTTCTTTATGTAGTGCATAAAAAAAACTAGATGTTTTAGTGACATTATAATTACTACCACCATCTGCGGACATATTAAAAGCAAAATAAGAATTAGCAGATGGGTGACAATTAATAAATTTAAATATGTATTCTTTGTAAGTTGAATCTATGCCACTCGTAAAAGATACTGCTGAACTAGAACTAGCTGTCTGTGTAGATATTAAATTTAAAGAACCACCTGATATCGAAGCTGGTAAAGCTGTGATTGCTGATAGTGAATTGTTGTTAGCAAAATTAACAGACATTTTTTACTCCTAACTTATTTTTCTTCCATATAAAGAAACTTTGCCTGATGCAATAGTTCCTGTATCAAAACTAAATTTAATATTATTAACTGCTGTATTTACCTTAGTTGCTCCAGCTACATTTGAAACAGTAAGATTAGCGGAAGTATCGTGATGAACTGAAAAGGCATTCAGTACAGTTCTTTTATCAGTAGTGCCGCTTTGTTTAAGGGGGTCAAAAATTGTGATAACACTATCAAAACCTTGTCCTGCTGATTGTCCAGTTGCCGCACCACCTTGTATATAAATTGCACTAGCTGACTGATTACCAGCATTTGCGGTCGCATCAGAGCTTTTGTATCCCATTCTTGTCTCACGATAAGCACTTAAATAACTTGAACCATTATCTGTACTCATGTGAATCGCAGCAGTCGCACCATTATCAGACGTTTTTATTCCTGAACAAACAATCATATAATCTAAATAGGTTGTTGTTATATATGTACTTGAAAACGCAATAGATGATGAAGTACTTGCTGTTGAAGTTAATAAATGTTCCCATTGTCCACCACCTTTAATAAGTGAGTAATCTATTCTTTTTATAGTTCCTGCGTCACTAACTAAAAACTCATCAGTATCAGCAGGTGCAGAGGTTAGAGCAGTTTGAGCTGATATAACATCTGTATTTAATTTAGCACCTGTAACTGCATTAGCTTGAAGACTAGCTGTTTTAACAGCATCATCTGAGGGTG